TCCTTATCAAATCTCTGATCACCATATTGGCGAAGTCTTTGAATTTTAATTTACCTGTCATTACAAAATTTGTGAGTGTATCCACCATACCATTAAAGGCTTTGGCACCTGCTTCTCTCAATTGATCCAATACTGATTTTTGCTTGCCTACCTCTGCTACGAATCCTTGTGTGTATGCCTGTAGGTATGAAATGTTCTGTTCATTAAACTTCTTAACACCTTCTGATTCCAATTGATGAAATCTTCTTTTTTGATTTACATTGTGCTGTGCTAAAAACAATTCTCGCTTTCGCATCTTTTCTTCGTGTTTGATAATGCCTTCTGATATCTGTTGGTGGAAGTTTAATCTTCTCTTGTTGGCTTCTATATCTATGAATAATTGTTTTTTGGCTTCTCTATCCATGGCCTCAGTGACCAGCTCATTAAATAGTTTTTTGCTATCCAACATTTTCTTGCTTTCAATCAACTATTCTTGATTTTTCTTTTGCTCTATTTTGATAGCGGCATCGGCCTGTTTGGCCATTTGTTTGATAGGATCTTCATAGTCTAATAGTTTTCTTGTTTCTGCTAACTTTCCGGCTTCTTTATTAAGTTCTGCGAAATATCCTGCGAGTGCTTGTGTCATTGGACCCGCTTTGGCAAATTCTTCTGCTGTGATTTCACCAAAATTGCCCATTGATACTATGATGTCTTCATTGGATCCTACTATGCTCTTACTGCCTTCTTCTATGGCTTTTCTAATTCTTTCATTTTCTTCTCTTATTTGCTTGGCATTTGTTCTCATTTTTTTTGCTGTTTCATCCATGCCAATTGCTTCAAGTAGTCCTGCTATCTTGTCTTTACCTGCCGCCATATAATCCATGACATCCGCAAATAACAATTTGACTTTATTGAATACAGAACCAATGGCCAATACCACCAGCTTGCCTTGGATACCCAACATTAGGAATCCAATTATTCCCAATGCTTTTATAGTGCCTGGTAGTCCGTTGGTCATTTCAACTAGACCTTTTATGGCATTGCCCGCAAATTTTACTACTGGAGTTATCATATCTCCAAACTTCGCAAGTCCTAGCATAGCGGCCTGGAATGCTTGAACCATTTTCTGTCCCATCACTTCTGCCGCTTCTTCGATTGATCCAAATCTTGAATCAATGAATGAGTTTAGATCTTTGAGCAGTGCCTTTAGAAAGTCAAAAGGACCACTATTCATCAAGTGTTTTTGGAATTGGAATAGTTTATCTGAAAGCATGGACATGGTTCCTGTAAAAGTAGTGGCCATATCTTTGGAAGCACCCTTCATAACCATCGTGCCGTCTCTGAATGATTTAATTATTAGTTCTTTGGTCTGTTCAGCATTGTATCTAACACCCTCTTCAAATCCAAGTAGTGCCTTAACACCTTTTTCTCTAAACATGTCAGCCGCCGCAATACCACCACTGAATGATCTCTGTAGTTGTTCAGCTGTTTCTTTGAAACTTAATCCTGTCGCCGCCGCTATGTCACCCGTAATCTGTAACATCTCATTTAGTTCATCTGTTGAATCAACCACCGTCAATAGGTTTGGTGCCGCATTGGCTATCTGTTGTAGTTCAAATGGAACTGTGCCCGCAAATTTGGTTAGTATGTCCATGGCCTTGGCACCTTCTTCAGCTGATCCTGTTAGGAACTTCAACTGAATGCCCAAGTTTTCTACTTCTACTGCTGTGTTGAGGAAGTCTTTGGAAAGTTTAATGGCACCGATTGCCGCCGCCGCTCCTACTACGATGGTCTGTAGTTTTGAAAAGGCACTTCCAGCTCTAGAGGTATTGGATTCAATACCCTTTAATCTTTTATTAACATCACCGAAGGCTCGTTGTGTCTTATCTATGCCTTCGAGTATTATTTGTTCTCGCACCGCCATTCTGTTTCCTCAACTCCTTGTCCTGTTCTGCTTTACGGATTTGAAAAAAAGCTAACCAAGTCTTAAACTCGATATGGGACATATTCATTACATCTGCTATTGTTATTTTCAAATAGTCAGCGAGGGCTATCTGGTTATATAGATAGCTGTCCCGTGTTAGTTTTTTACAATTTCCTCAACAGTTTCAGCATTAGCATTATTTAACACTGTGGCTACCTTAATGATAACATTTGGATCTACTTCGTGTAAAAATCTAGCTCTGTCTGTTGTCTTAAACAGTGCTTCGCCATCTTTGTCTAATGCTTTTGATATAATTGATTCCACCAATGCTTCTGCTGTCTTGTTTTGTTGTTGTAATGACATGATTCTATTCTCAACTGCCAAACTTGATGTTGCTTTATAGTATATGTCAAAACCCCAATCATCACTATGATATTTCATCAATTTGCCACCTAATTTTTCTTTGAAGTGACCCATGGCCATTTCCATAGCTGATTGTTTTTGTTTTACCGTGTCAGTCATCGTTTAATTTTCCTGCTTTGTTGTTTAACATAACCGGTGATTTTCCTCACCGTTGGTTTGGTTATACCTTGGGGTGCTTGTGAGCTTGACCCTCGGTCTAAAAATTGGATATATGGTGTGTTGTTTGACACCTTAAATCCTTTGCTCTTGTTGGTCTTTCGCCATTGGCTACGAGCATAGCCACTGTCAATTGGTGTTAATGATTGGGCCGTCGTTTTGGTCTTGGTTGCTACATCTTTGAGCACCTTAGATACCTCACGACTCAACCGTTTAGGATCAAATGAGGCTTTAAACTTAATCCCAATCATCAACTGCCTTATGATGCTGTGCCGATAGTCAAAGCACCAGATCCCTGAAGGGTGAATGAAGCTTCTACCATACCATCAACTGCTGATGTGATTGAAAAGTTTGTTACTACACCTTTGCCTGATAACTTTTGGTTGCCAGTTTCGTCACCTGTTGGATACACTTCGAAGTCAGCATTAGCATAAGTTGCCGCTGATGAATCTGTGATTAGGTCTTCTGAAACAGCTTCTAAAAGGTCTTCATGAGTAGCATGGTCGTTGTCATAATAAACTTCACCAGTCACTGTAAATGTAGATAGGCCTGGTAGATAATCTCTAAAACCAGATCCGCTCATAGTCGTTACTTCAACCGCATCCTGTGTGGATTCAATTGTGAAATTTCTTAAGTTAGCCACTGTGGCTACTGAGCCAGTTGGATTAACAAATTTAATTTCACCATCATGTCCTGAATAAATTGCCATTGTTGATTACTCCTCGTTAATATTACCAAAGTCTATTACCTTTGAATCTTCGCCTAATGGTTTCAATTCAACTGCTTCAACCTCGACTTTGGTTTGTTTAGGTTTAACAGTTTTTTTAACAGCCGGGGTAGGAGTATAACTCCAACCTTGATTGGCCACTAATTCTTTTGCTTTTCTCCCACTTACTGCTTGGGATTTACCGTCTTTGTATATTTCTCTATATGCCATAATTATAAAGTTCCTCGTGTGTATTTATATTGGACAAGATAACTGATATCAACTTTGCCTATGGGAAATATTGTCCCATCATCTGCTGTGACTGTGCTTACATATGAATTCAATGCCTTGCCATTTCTTGTTCTATCTGCCTCTAATTTTTCTTCAATGGCTTCCACGATGGTATTTCTTTGATTGTCAATGTTGTTGTTGGATGCCGTTGCTGAACTCTCTGCTCTTACATAAGCCTGTATGGTATATTCTATAGTGCTTAATCTCTCCCCGCCCATGGTTTCATCACTTCGTAGTTCTTCGGTAGTCCTTACAAAAATACATGGATACTGTGCTATACTTAGGTCTGTAGTGTTGATAGGGTTCCTAGACACCAATACTACTGCTGGTATCTCAATGCCCTGTAGATCTTGGACTATGTCTTGTGCTATCTGTTCTCTTATATTAGACATTATCTAACCAATCTGTTGAAGTGTTGCGGTTGTTGTTCATGATTCTCAACGGTGCCATCACCATCAAAGTCATATTTTACACCGTCTTGTAGGATGTAGTCCAATTCTTCTCTAAATTTGGCTCTGTAAAAATCAATCATTTCTCTAAATCTATCTCTTTCTGCTCCGTGTTGTGTAAGCTGAGGTAGTATGTAGTATGCTAAACAATGAAACACTGCCGCTCGTGTAAATTGACTGGCGGTTAGTTTTGTGTTGTCCATTTCTAAATCTGTTGTGTTGAAATATTGTGATGCTGTGTTGTTTTGTCTAACACGAGGCCACCATTCGATTCTTAGATGTCTTTGAATATCTTCTGTGGTCTTCGCATGAAAGGCCGTGAAGTCAATTACACCATAATCTTTTATAGTTGGCTCATATTCTAGAATATCAGCATCTGTTGAATAATTACTCATCTATTTTTGGTCTCCTGTTAGCTGTTAGTATAGTGGGGGTTGCCCCCCACTATGTGGTGTTCAATTATTACGGATTAACAATTGAAGAATCAAAGTTCATCTCAGCACCGTAAGTTTCGTGGATTTGATCCACTCCAAATACTGCTGTGCCTACTAATTCAGTAGCACGAGCTGAAGCATCTCTTTGAGTTTCAATTTTGATGTCATCACCGATTGCTAAACCAATAGCATCTCTGTGGAATACAGCACCTTTTGAATCACCTGTTGTAGAAGTGATTGCCGCTGATTCATACACAGGAATACCTGCTAGGTTACCAATCAAGCCAGATCTCATCGCTTCGTTACCAACCATTGAAGCCGGAGCCGCAAATGTTGATGTTAGAGTTGATTTGATGTCATAAGCTACTTCTGGGTGTAGAACACATACCATTCCATCTGTTGGAATTGATAATGCTCTTAATTTAGCCACCGCTTCGAAGATCTTAGCTGGTGTGATTGCTGATGTGCCGTCACCTAATACTGTAGTTGTGAAGTTGTCGAACTCAGCCGCGATCAATTGATCCATTTTAAGTGCGATTGCTTCACCAAATAATTTACCTACATCTGCGATAACATTTGATTCAGAATAATTTACTGATAAGTCTGATACATTAGTCATTAAACCAACTTCTGTTAATGTGATGTTCGCAACATTAGTTGATACTGCCGCTGGTGTTAAGTCATCAGCTTCTGTTAGTGTGTTTGCTGTAGAAACCGGATAAATTGGAACTTGTAATACTTTTCCAGAATTTTTTGGAACTGAAAAGTTTCTAACAAGACCTCTTAATAACGATTTCTCTTGAGCAACAAACATAGCTTCTTGAACGATTGGTGATAACAAATCATTCAATGTAGTTGTAGTCGATTTGATTTCATTAGCCATTGTAATTTACTCCTTAATGGTTATTTGTTTTATTTTATGCCCTTTTGCTTACGATATTCAGCATAAATCTTTCTATCGTCAGCATTTGACATGTCTAGTTTAGTTATATCTAACTTTTCACCGCTCCCTACATCACCTATTCTGCTTTCACTGCCACTGCCTGTTGGAGTAGCCGCCACAAAATGTGGATTAGTAGTTAAAAATTCGCTAACAAGTTCCGATATAGTAAGGTGTTCGCCCTTGTCATTATATCTTACTTGTTTTGTCTTAGGATCAACAATTTCAACATCACCAGCTTCGTTCATTTGAACTTGGTCTTTAAGTAAAGTGCTTACCTGTCCAGGATTCACCGCCTTAAGTTTTGAAGCTGTGTCTAATAAAGTGCCATCAACCTTGATGTTCTTTACTTGACCTAACAATTGGTTAATCTGTTCATCTTTTTTAGAAACTGTTTCTTTCAAAATCTGTTCAAATTCACCCTTTGCCTTGAGCTTGTCTTGTTTTTCCTTTTCAGCCTTTGCGGACAATTCGCTGTAGTATTCTGGATCAATTCCTTCATACTTCTTTTCAAACTTTCTTCGCTCTCTCGCGATTCTGTCTGCTACTACTTTGTCCAAGTCAGCCTGTGTAAAAGTTCTTGCCTCGTTTTCAGCTTCTGTTGTTTCAACTTCTGCTGTTGGAGCCTGAGTTGGCTCAGTGTTTTGTGTATCCGCTTCACTCATCGTTTGTTTCCTCCTTTAGAGTTTTGAGTTTAACTTTCCAATCTTGCGATTGTTTGTGTTATTTATGCTGTCCCTGGCCTTTGCCAAAACATCATAATCTTGTTGTATCAAACATGGCATTGGGGTGCTTTTGCCACCCCATTGAGGATGTGAATATAACCATTCTTCTTCCTCTCTTGTTTGATTGAATTCTTTCATTAGTTTTTCTAGTTCAGCATCAGTGGCACCTGGATATTGATATATTCTTGCCACATATTTGCCCAGTGGTAGTATGGTGCCGTTCCAATCCTGTATGTCAAGCCTTGATCGTTTCCAATATGCTTGGCTCCATGGACATACACCCACTAGTGAAGCAAAGTAATCGCTCCAATTAACCTCTTCTGCCACCTTTTTTCTTTTTCTTCTTTTTAGTAAATGTAAATGATTTACCCTTGCCCATTGATCCGCCTCTGCGGCCGCCTCGTTTAGCCATTGTCTTCTCCTGTGTTAAACATCGCTGATAATTCAGGATGTAGGTTTAGTATTTGCTCAGTGGTATAGCCCTGCTCTACCATCTGTTTCATATGCTCTACCAATTGTGTAGGATTTGAAATAGGTGTGTGTGCCATTTCAGTATCAATAGGTTGTTGTTCTTGATCTTCGATAACTGCTTCCAATGTATCTTCATCTGTAATCAGTGCTTTGGCCAACATGATAT